GCGTTGCCGGCGAGGATCTTCTTCGACAGGTCGTTGGCGACCTGCGAGCCGACCCACATGGTGTCTGGGGAGAGCCGGTAATTGTCCCAGCGGTTCTTGAGCGCCGCGTCGATCTCGACCACCCCGCCGGCGCCGTCGCCGGTCAGGGTCGAGCCGGTCCCGGCGGTGCCGGTGGCGAGATATTGCACATAGGCGTTGGAGCCGGACTTGAACGCCTGGTAGAGCAGGCCGTCGAACACCAGCGCGTTGGTCGAATTGTCCGAACCGAGCGCGGCCGCAGTCTGCGTGCCGGCGGCGTTGGCGGTGATCACCAGCGAATTGATGGTGGTGATGGCGCCGAGCACTTCGGAGCCGGCAGCACCCCAGAACCAGGCATAGCCCATGGCGCCGCTGACGGCTGCAACGCTGGCTGCGATCGAGCCCGAGGTGCCGGACGAGATCGATGCCGTGGCATTGGCCGATTTGCCGGCCGCGCCGCCGCCGAACACATCCGACGAACCGTCGGCATTGCTGCGCGTGATCGCGCCCTGGATGCCGCCGGTAACTGAGCCGTTGACGATGGCGTCGAGCGACAGCGCGACGCAGATGACGCTATAGGGCGACGCCGCCGCGGTGAGGCTGCCGCCGGAGGTCGACGGCGCCAGCGACGGCGTCGGCGTGGTGCCGAGCGGCACCGACGTATTGCCGCCCAAGATCAACAACTCCTCGCCGAGCATGCAGGCTTCGAGCCCGATCTTGGCGCCGATCGCTTTGATGTCGTCAAAACCCATGCCGGCATATTGCGCCTCGAAGTCGACCGAGGTTTCGATGCCGATGCCCTTGTAGGCGGCGCTGTAATCCTGCGTCGCCACCGCGCTGACGCCGCCGCGGTTGCCGCCGGAGACGCCGATGCGCAAGCCCGTGGTGTTGATGCCGGTCACCGCGCGCCAGTTGGCCTGAATGCCGCCCTTGCCGGAGACGCGCGGGATCTCGTTACGCAGCGGCGTGAGCATCGGATAGACGAATTTGGCGCCGGTCTCGAGGTCGTAATAGGTCAGGCCCGAGGTCGGCGAATTCGATTCCGAGAACGTGGCTTTCGCCAGCGGATCGCCGGGCAGCGGATTGGCGTGCGCCTTCTCGATCTCGCGCAGGAAGCTGCCCGCATTGGTCAGCGCGGCACTGTAATCCTGCATGGTGTGCGGCAATGCCGACTTGGCAAGGAGATGCGGCAGATTGGGCTGATACATGGTGTGGTTCCCGTGGTTGGTTGTTTGGTTGATTGACGTGAAACGCTCAGCCGTCATTCCGGAGCGACGCGTAGCGTCGAGTCCGGAATCCATATTCACGAGCGGTGGATATGGATTCCGGGCTCGCGAGCTGCGCTCGCGCCCCGGAATGACGTAAGTGGAGACGGACTTAATCTCGGCGCGGACGAAAACCCGGAATGGCGCGCATCGGCTGCGATTGCGCCTTGCGGATCGCGGCCTCGGCGAGCGCTTCGAGCGCGCCCGGCTGATCGAGCAGCGCTTCCGGCTTGGGAAAGATCGAGTCCTCGCTCTTCTCGGCGACGCGCACCGAGGTGGTGCCGAGCGGCAGCGGCTGCGCCTCGATTTTCTTCACGCGCGCGGCCAACTCGTCAACGTGCGACGTAACCGCCTGGATCGCCTTGGCCAAGGAGCGGTCGAAGACTTTTGCGAGCTTCGCCGTCTCGTTGTCATCGGCAGCTTCGGCGGCTCCCTCGCCGGCCTGCGGCGAAAATTTCGGCCGCGACTCGACTTTTGCGCCGGCGACCGGCCCGGCCGCGGCGCAACAGTCGGGATCGAGCCCGACCAGGAGATCGTGGGTTTGCTTGATGCGCTCCTTGTCGGCCTTGGAGTGGCGCGCGCCGATCTTGGCGAGCGCCTCCGCCAGCGCCGCGGAAACGGGATTATCCTTGAACTTGCGCAGCTCGGTCGAGCCGTCGGCCTTGATCACCGCGAAGGTCGCTTCCGGCAGGCACGGGTGATCGACCAGCGACACCTCCATGGGCTCGGCGGTGTAGCGCATCAGCGCCGGCTCGTCCGGATCCGGCCAGCGCTTGAGATAGCGGCCGCCTTGCGAAAAGCCGGTATAGACGCCCTGCTCGACTTTTTCCCACTCGGCGTCGTCGACCACTTTGCCGCAGATCTCGATGCGCTTGTCCTCGTCGTTGAAGGCGATCTGGACGAGCTTGCCGGCCGCCACGTTGGAATGCATGGCGCGCAGGTTGCCGAGGCTCTTGCCGTCGGTGACGGACGCGAAATTGCGCGACCACTTCTGATAATGCGGCTTGGTCGAGGCATAGTCGCAAACCTCGCCGGACACATCCGGCTTCTCCGCGGTAACGACGCCATAGACCAGGCGCTGCGCCGCATCGATCTTGGTAATGGGCACGAAGATGTTCATGTCGTTCATTGCGCACTCCTTGTTGCGTTATGGCGGCGCATGCGTGTCGGTTTGGCCGGAGCGCCTTGCGCTCCGGCCAGCGGGCAGTGTTCAGTTAAAAACGCGAGGCAAAGAGCGTGGTGGGAGCGTCAGCTACGCCTTCGGCCTGTCAGGCCGCGATGTGGCGTTCAGCGTCAGCAGACAAAAACCGCGGTGAGAATGCTCAGCGGCGGAACAACTCCATATCGGACATCATTCCCTACTCCACCGAACGCGTCCGGGATGGAGCCGTACTTGAAATCAGGAGGCGGTTTCCATCGACACCTCCACATCGCCGCCCTTACGGCTCTGATATTCAAGCCGCGCTTTTGCGAGGGCTTGTTTTACCAGTTCGACATGTTCACGAACATTCTTCGGCAGCTGCTCTGCTCCGAAGATACGAATCGTGTAGGGTGGTTCGATAGCATTGATGCCTCCCCAGATCATAGAATCGATCAAAGCGTCCGGGCTCGTACCGTGCCACTTCGGTGCACCGATGGCTGCAAGAAGCGCATCATAGAAATCGATCACCGTCTTCCAGTTGGTGGCATCAAGTTTGATGAATTTCATAGTTCTACTCGCCGCGCGGATTCAGTTTAAGGGGATAAAAGCTGAGGTAATGGTTGTTTGTGTAATAGATCGCTCCGGTACCGGCATCAATCACGAGTCTGCCTACGCCTCTTGCGGCGCCGAGCCCCGACACGTCGAAAGCTATATATCTGGCCGTGCTAGAAGGCAGGACAGCTCCCGTCACAGGGTGCTGATAGTTCTCGTAGACGTGTGGATGCACCATACTGAAGTCTTGATTTAATATGAGAGTCAGTGCGTCCGCAACGTTTTGCTGTTCGTCCGGCGATATCGGGCCGTTCAATCCCTTTGGATCTAAGGGATCTCTTCCTGGCGGACGGGAAATGCTAAATCCATCGGGTGTTACTTTGAGCTGTGCGAGCTCCACACGGTTATTGCTGGTCACTGCACCGAAAAGGCGAAGCAGATGATGCGGGCGAGCCACTCGTCGAAATCGTCCTTATGCTGCGGCTCCTTGGTCCGCACGACCTTGGCCGCGGTCTCGCCGGGCACGAATTTTGCCCGCCGGCGCTTGGCGAGGTCGCCGGCGAACTCGGTGTCCCAATAATCCTGGAACTGCTTGATCTGGTCCGGCGTCCAGCCCTGCGGCACGCCGATCAGCGCGTCGGGGATCGAGCCTTCGGTAAAGTAATCGAGCTGCCAGAGCTGACGGCGCAGCGCGATGTTGACGGTCATCAGCACCTGCTGCACCGGCGAATGCGTCCATTCCTCCCTCCCCACGCTCGCGGACGAAGGCTAAGGAGGGAGTAGGCGCGCACGTCGCGCGGCCGGCAGGTAATGTCGTGCGCGGCGCAGCCTGCAGGATTCCGCCCGCCGCTCAGTCGTATGCAGTCCCGCGTCGAGCGCCTTCGTATTGAATGTTTTGAAGGTCCTTTGGAAAGTATTGCCGCTGTAGAGCATCGACAATCTCGTGCGGTCTTATATACAGTCCCATATTTGGCCAATCGTTGTCGTGGCCAGGAACAGCAACGGTAATCTCAATCTGCCAGCCAGGGTAGTCCTTGATAAGACACTGAAGTTCACTCACGATTCGCGGCTCAAGCATTCTTAGATTCTCAGCAAAGACGACGACTTGCGGATAGCCGCTGTAGTCGCCATGCACGGTGAAGTCACCGGGTTCCAGGGCTAAGAGCTTGTCGGGTCGCCCGAAGTGCTCCAGCAAGCTCTCAACGCGGCTATACAGCTCTCCAAAAACTACAGCCTGTTCTTGGTAACGTTGCCGTTCTTCTTCAGCTCGTGTCATCCGTCACTCCACCTCTCCGCGGCCACGGCCTAAGTAAAAGTATTGTATATATCTTAGCCGTTGTCGTATGATCTTTCTATTGAGTCCCCCAATGATAGGATCGTTCGATCCTCGAATTTTTCGATAGAATTCTTCGGCCTGTTGCGGCTCCATTTGATCGTCTGTCATTTTATGTTCCGCCAGATAGTCCCTCAATGCTTTTTCGACAGCACGGTCATAGATCCTATGTTCACGATTGAAGAAATTCACGGAAGGGTCCGCAAGCGCACCGGATGTAGCGTCCTCGAAGACTTTTCTTGTTTCAGGTTTTAGGTTGAAATTTTTGTACACATCCCACCCCACCCAATGGTGCCCCTCACCATATTTCTGATAACGTACACGTTCATCTTCGACTGATGCAGAGTTCCCCGCAGCCTCGCCGCCTTCGCTATCCTTAGGCCGAAACTTACCGCCTCGGCCTCCTGGGGTGCCTGCCGGCCAGCCGGGATGCTCGGGATCGTCGGCGCTAGCTTTTAGAAGTACCAATTTCGCGGACTGCGTTTGCCCGTTCGCGTCCGACCCGTTCGCGCCCCGGCCTTCAGCGGCCGCTTCCTGTCCCTGCGCATTCGCCTCGATCGGCACAAAGCCGGTCGCCGTGAGCACCATCGGGCGGTCGGCGGCGGCGTTGTCGAAGGGGTCGAGGCCGAGCGCGTCGCGCATCTCGTTGAGTGTGAGCGCGCCGACTTTCAGCCGGCCCTCCAGCACCGTCTCGGGATCGCCTTCGTCCTCGTCGAGCCAATGCAGCTCCAGATCGGGCGAGGAAAATTCTTCCGCCACGATCTCGTCGATCAAATCCTTGACCCACTCCTTGGTCGGCTCGAGACCCTCCTCCTCGGCCTGGGCCGATTGATTCTCCGCAGTGGCGCGGTTCATCGCCTTGGTGGCCCATTGCGGCGGCACCGAAAAGGCGAAGCAAATGATACGGGCGAGCCACTCGTCGAAATCGTCCTTGTGCTGCGGCTCCTTGGTCTGCACGACCTTGGCCGCGGTCTCGCCGGGCACGAATTTTGCCCGCCGGCGCTTGGCGAGGTCGCCGGCGAATTCGGTGTCCCAATAATCCTGGAACTGCTTGATCTGGTCCGGCGTCCAGCCCTGCGGCACGCCGATCAGCGCGTCGGGGATCGAGCCTTCGGTAAAGTAATCGAGCTGCCAGAGCTGGCGGCGCAGCGCGATGTTGACGGTCATCAGCACCTGCTGCACCGGCGAATAGCCGTAGACCCGGTGGGCGCGCACGTTGCGCGGCCGATAGACGATGTCGCGCGCCGAATAGTTGACCGCGGGCAGGCCTTTGAGCACCTGCTGATAGGCCGGCGGACAGATCGTCGTGCCGTCGGCCGCGGCGAACGGCTGCGGCGTGCGGCCCCAATCGTCGATCACACGCTTGATGGTCGAGCCGTCGAGCTGCTGCAGGCCGCAGAGCTGGCCTGAGCGCGTGCGCTGGCAATACAGCGTCGCCGCGTCGATGACGAACATGTCCTCGAGCAACGCGCGCAGCCAGGTCTTCCAGCGCGTGATGCCGTCGGGCTTTTGGAAAAAGGCCTCGATGCCGGCGATGCGCGCGGTCACATCGGGATCGATCGCGGCGCTGCGGCGCTTGGATTTCGCGTCGCGCGGCCGGATGCGCCAGCGCTGGCGCTCCATCTGGTCCTTGCGCGTCTCGATGACCAGGCGAAGCACGTCGTAGGCGTCGGCGAAACCGCGCAGCTCCTGAAAACCGATCCCCTCGTAGGCGCGCGGATGGGTGACGAGGTTGTAGCCGGGCGGGAAATCGAAGCGCCGGCCGGCGACGTCCGGCGGCGCGATCGGCCGCATCGGGTCGAGCGGGCCGAACCAATCGGCGCCAGAGCCGCGCGCAATGCCATTGCTTGACGTGGCTTGGCTTGGGCCATAGGACACCTGCACTTGATACGGCGACAGCGGCCAAGTCGGCTGGCCGGCGCCGCGCACCTGTTCGCTCATCGTGGACCTGTTTCTGTCTGGTCGTTGTCGCGCCCGACGGCGCGCGAAAAAGATGGGCCGGGATGCTGCCGTCAAAATACTTGCGGCAGATCCCGGCCCGGCGATCCACGCCGCCCTTTCGCTATCCGCTGTCCGGGAGGGACATGCGTTCCGCCGGAGCTGAAGACGGAACACACGGGCGTTGCAGCGGTGCGCGAAGGCAAGCGTGGACCAAGCCCGCGCAAAGCGGGCCGTCGCATGCCGCCGCGGCT